AACGAAAGTCCGCTTACGCGTATAGTCTTCGTCGCCGTCCTTCCAATCTCTTCGTATTTCAAGTATCCGTCGAGATGTTTTCTCGATGGTAACGCGATATGGTATTGGAAGCCCGGTAATTTCGTTGTTTTCGTCTGTGTGTTCGAACCCTTCAAGGTCAATATCCGTATAGCATTCGTATATGGTGTGAACCTGGTCTTCAGGACGCGTAATGTTTAAATCAACGCCAGTCATACGGGCCGCCGCCGCGTCGAACGGGTTTATATGCGCCTCCGGAGGCGTAACGGTTACATCCCTATAGACGCCCGCGAGCACCATACGCTTATAGGTCACTTGCTGCATGGGGATAACATGCGTGACACGCGGCGCCGATTGAATATCCGTGGCGGAGTTCGACACAATCAAATGCTCGGCGTCCACACAAACGGACGTCGGCCGGCGCTTCAACGGGCAATTGTAAACTTTCTTAAAGGCCATGCCCGAAAAGCCAACCATGAATAGCATTCTATCCGTATCGGGGACGTATTCGGTCGCCGTCTTGGTCAGAAAGTAATTCATGTCCGTTTCGAGTTGCTCGGCGAGGTCGTCAGATATGGCGTTCTGACGTCCCCACACACGCGTTTTCGTCGGCCCGTCGGCGGGTAGCAACTCGCCCCGTCCGTTCGCCTGGAAATGCAACACGGCCTCGCCAAGTATCGGATGACGAACCGTTGACATGCCTTCCATAGGAGCGCTCGACGAGGCCAAGTCCGAACGCGGTTCTTCGATTTTGAAACCGAGAAGCTTTATCCCGGCGGAGCGATCGCGCAACCATTCTTGGCGGCTCCGGTCGTCTTCCTCGATCCCTTCAAGCAACCATTCGGCGAGCTTCATAAGCTCCGTGTCGCCGACGAAGTCCGCAAGGTTCGCGTTGTGATCCTTGCTCGCTTCGTTGCTGTTGTCGCCGCGCGGATTGAACTGAATCACAACGCCGCCGTCTGGCTGATCGATAAACATAGCGTCGTCACTGAACGTTACGCCAGGGACGTTATACGGGTCACGCGGCTTGAAATAGTCCGCCGCTTTCGCTAAGTCCGCCGCCTTGGCCAATGATGCGCGCGCCATGATATCCCCTCGTTAGCTCGTGGTTCCGTCCGGGTGACCCACGGTAAGCTCACACGTCATTTGCAGTTGAGCGCCGAAGTTTGCGCCGGCCTCCGCCTTGATCGCGTCGGCGAGCTGCGCTTCCGCGAGCTGCGCGGCCTTCACTCCCTGGACGAGCTGTAAAAGGCGATAGGCCGTTTCTTCCAGCTCGCCGATATCCAGATTCGTTAAGTCCGTGGGCAAGTGATGGTCGAGCGCGACGGCCATAAGCCGGGCGTGCACGGCGACCGCCGACAGCATTTCCCTTTGCGTCATGAAACATTGATGCTGGTTTATCGTCCGTTCGGTCATAATCCGGCTTTCTTCAGGTAAGCGCTAGCGGAATCCATCGACGACCGGAACCAACGGCCGGTCGTTATCTCGACACTGAGCTTTGTGCAGTTCTCGGCGGAGTCATGCGCCTGCGCCAGAAGGCGGGCGCTCAAGAGGCGCTCGCCCCTCGGAACCTCCGGCTTTGCGCCGGCTTCCCAAACAGTCAGCGCCCGGTAAGCCGCGCCAAGCGCGTATTCCGGGCCCGACGGAAACGACCGGAGCATGATCGTCCGGCGGCGAATGGTCATCTGCGGGTGTGGCTGATAGATCATGGGGCCTCAACACGGGTAAAGCGGTTTGTCGGCGGATACCGGGCGACTGGCGTGCATAGCGGCCTCCGCCGCCCGTTCCTCATGGTGTTTCAAAAAGCCCGTGTCGCGCAACCACCATAAACCCTGGGTTGTAGCGTCGGTCAAATCGTCAAACGAGCCACGCGGGAACGCCGCCATTTCATCCTCGACCATATCCGCCCACTTCCTTACCGGCCGCCAAATCATTTCCGCCGAGAATAGCGGCTCAACGCGTTGCGCCCTAACCATTTTATCAGCTCGACCAGGGTTCACCAAGTCTATGCCGTATTGCTGATCGAACAGAAGCCTTTCGAGCTCTTGAACAACCGTGATCCCGGAGGCCTTGGCCTCGACGAGAAGCCTATCAACTTTGAACCGCTTGCATGAATGGGTGATCCATTCGATCAGCCCCCATTCCGGTTGGGCGCGGGCGAGATAGTCCGGCTCACTCTCGCCCGGCCAGCGCGGAACCTTGGGCCCGCGAAGGACGAGGCGCTTGCGCCACGCGTGGACGAGGAATACGCGTGGGTGGCCGTTATCCTGGATATGCAACCCAAGGATGACAAAGCCCGACGGGTCGTTTTGTTGCTTCTCGGTGTAAGCCGGATCGAGCGAGGCAACCAAATAATCGAACATTGGAAACCGGCCGTCTTCAGGTTCCCATTTGCCCCAATATTCGCGCTTGAATATGCCACCCCCGCGAGGTTCCGGACGCATTTGATATTGTCCGGAGAACGCAAACTCCCCCATGGCGCGGAACGACGGAATTGACTCCGGTGGAAAACGCGACGGCCAAAATATCTCCCCTTCCTCTGTTCGCGGGTCTTCCCATCCGATAGACGTTCTGCATCCCCGCCCATCCTCGTATAGAAGTGGTATATATAAATGATCATACGGAAGTCCGTTCGACAATATAACTCCGGAAATGTCATCCTCATGGCAACGTTGCTGCACAACAATTATAGCGGACTTGGTCATGTTATTGAGCCGGTTTGATAACGCCTCAAGAAAGAAACGCGCCGTCTCGCTTCTAACTACAGCAGATTCAATTTCTTTAATGCTGTTTGGGTCATCCAAGATAACTATATCCGCACGGGCACCCGTTACCGTCCCTCGAACCGACGAAGCCTGTTTAAGTCCCGTCCTGTTGTTCTGAATGAGCTCCTCGCCCTCTTTCACCATTTCGAACTGATGACCGTAGAGCTCTTGAAACTTTTCGGAGCGGATGACATCTAACACTTTTCTATTGTCTCGCTCTGTCAATCCCGATGCATATGACAAGGCCAAAAAACGTGTACTCGGCCGGTCGCACGCCGCCCACATCCATAACGGGAAGAAAACCGACGTAAGCATAGAATTGTGTACGGTCAATCCGTTAACTGTAAACGTATGATCATCAGCTATCGTCAAGCAACGGCATGCTGAGACTCCGTCTTTCTCTACGGATATAACAGCGTCCTCGTAATAATTAGGATCGAAACGATCCCTAAACGCCTTGTCCCCTGCCAATCGCTTTCTAGCACACATCCCAGGAAGCGATTTTATTTTATGAACCTCGTTTCTCTCTGAGCTGTTTACCTGAAACGACCTGTATATTCCTCCGGGTTGCGATGTCGTGTCCAAAGTGGCGTCGCGCGCTCTGAGGCGCGATTTGATATTCAGCATCATCATAGCCCGCTGCACATCACCCGCCAAACGTTCACTTACCGTCGTTGCACTCGCGAGCATAGTCGTCTTTTTCCCGGTATGCTTTACAGTAACCAAACCGTCACACGACCAATATGCCCCCAAGAAATTAGCGACAGTATCCTGTCCTGATGCGAAAACAGCGCTAGGGATGAATTTAGTATAGCTGTTACTTCTGTAAAGACCGTGTCGCGCCAGCCACACTAGAACTGGCGGCTCTTCTCCGTGACGCGGTCGCGACGCACCGGACTTCAACACTATCTTAGAAGCTATAACCCTTCGATTAGGATGCGTTTTTACTTCCGCATGGAACCCGCACGCGCTCGCGCAATGAATAAAATCGTCTATCACATCCGCGTCCATGTTGACGAACGCTAAGGACCGTTGCGAAATGCACCCATCGCCGACGAGATATCCTAATAGCCGCGCTTCCTCCGCAGACATACGGCCATCGCCTATCGCCTCGACGACATGCGGAACCGCCAAATAGTCGCTCGCCAGAAGATATTCGGCGTTAACCCATCCCCGCGTTGTGAGAAACGGATGGTCTGGAGCCGCACGCACGACCCTTCCCGCTTGGGTTGTGATCTTTACGACAGGAATGACGCCTTGCTCATGAACCGCTGTAACTGGCCGCAACCGTCCTCTGTGAGTGATCACCTGATCGCCCACCTGGATATCCCCTAGGCGAACGAACCCCCTATGCGTGAGCACTGGCTCTTCTATAGACACTGGCTTGCAACTCCCCGGTGGTACATTTATGAGTAACCGGGTTATAGCACCGTCTGCCACTGCCTCCAAGTGCAACGCCATCGCTTCCAGGGCCCAACCCTCTTGAAACTCGGCGTCGGGTTCAAGCACGTCCCAAAAATAGCGAACGAACGCCATGAGGGACTCGGCGTGTTCCTCGCGCAGCTCGCGCAAATACCTCTCTTGCAGCGCGGCGGCGAGGGCGACGCGGCGAGCTCGCTCCGTCTGCAACGTCTTGAGAAGCTCGGCTGTCACTTCGCTTTACCCTCGATCAATTGGCCGCGACCAGGCGCCGCGAGCTGTTGGGCGGATAGCTCCGCTATGAACGCGTCAAGGTCAGCGTCGGACATGACGGCGAGCGTTTGATTGACGTTTACCTCGTGGCGCTCGACGAGCTTTCCATGCAGCTTGGCGAGGCCCATGGCGGCGGTGACGGCGGCCGTTACCTGGGGCGTCTCGACGCCGGTTAACGCCGTGTCGAAGCATCGCTTGAGCATGGCGGTCAGCTCGCCCGTGGTGATGCTCTCAGCTTTCGCCCGTATGTCGGCGGCCTCGACGCTATCGTTGAACAGCTTTATCTTCCATTCCTCGACGCGGCGGCGGATAGGCCACACGGTCAGCAAGCACTTGCATCGTTTGATCACCGCGCGCTTGTCGCAATGCTCGAAACCGGAGTTGTGATATGCCTCGATAGGCCGAACGCTTTCGGCGATGTAGCGCGCAAACCTTTCCTGTCCCCAGCAAGGCAACGCCTGACCGCGCGGAACTTTGAACCGTGGAACCGGGAAAACCCATTCGATACTCATGATAGGCCCTCTTATGTCTGGATAGGGCGTATTTTATCAAAGGATATCGGCTGTTTACATATTTTAGTCAACCGGCCTCGTTTTAGCGCTTGCAATCCTGATATGTGTACGTATTATGGTTTTCAGACAGCAACACACTAAGGATTTAAGCCGATGGCCAAGAAAGTTAAAGCTCCTAAGCCCGTTAAACTCCCGAAATCCGCGACGATGTGGGTTTTGTCGTATGAGAACGGCGCCAGCGTCGGAATATTCAGCATGTCTCACGGCGGCGTCGGCGACGGGCCGCGCTTCTATCTTGCTCGCGGAAAGTACGTCGGCGCCGGGCGTAGCCAGTACTTCCAGGCGATAGACGGAAGCGTGCGCATGCTCGACTACGCCAGCGGCGAGGCCCTCGCCGAGTACGACCGGATCAAAGCGATTGACGCGGCTTTCTGGCGCGCGAAGAAAGCCGAGCTCGACGCCGACAAGGAAGCCGCCAGGATCGAAGCGGAGCTCGCCGACGAGGTCGACGAGGTCGACGAGGTCGAGGCCTCCGCCGAACCCGTCGAGCCGACGCACGCCGAACTTGAAGCCGCCGGGCAAATGACCTTGTTCTGATCGAACCGCCATCGCCTCACAAGCCGCCTACGGGCGGCTTTTCTGCGTTTGGACCATGGAAGCATGCAGGCGACACAGAACGCCCGTGGGCGCGGCCCTCGCGCCGCATGGAAGGCCCTTCGCGGTCGTCGCCGAGCACATGGGGCGGAGGTATCGCCGAACGGGTTCGCGTTCGGGCGTCTCGGCGGCGAGCTCGGCGAGCATAACGTCGATTTCGGCGGCGGCGAGGGCCCGCAAGGCGCTTTCGATGGCGTCCGTGTGGGCGGTTGGCGGCTTCAAATGACGTTTCATAAGGAAAACTGATCGATTGAGGTTGATTGATAAGGAAAACTGATCGCCGTGGGCGCCCGCGCGCGACCTAACCCATTGATTGCGCTG